ATTAAGATTCCCAATAATCTTATTATCCAAAAGTTTAATTTAGGAGACAACAAATGAAATCAGATTTGTTAAAAGAAGCAATTGCTGACGCAAAAGCCGTAAAGGAAACTGCATTAGCAAACGCAAAAATGGCTCTCGAAGAGGCATTTACTCCAAAACTTCAATCAATGCTTTCTCATAAACTCGCTGAAGAGTTAGATGATGAAGAAATCGAAGAAGATGAAATGGAAGAAACTATGCATAACGAAGAAGATGATGCAGAAGTTTCTGAAATGGAAGATGAGATGTCTGAAGAAGAAGAAGCAGAGATGGAAGAAGAGTTAGAATCAGATGAAGAAGAAGAGGTAGCTGATATCGCTTCTGACGAAATCGATTCTCACGAAGAGGAAATGCACTCTGACGAAGAGGGTGAAGAAGATTCAGAAGAAGCTGAAGAAGAAGCTGAAGAGGAAATGGAAGAGATGATGGATGAAGAGGAAGAAGATGAACTCGACCTTGAATCAGTAATCGCTGAACTCGAAGCATCAATGTCTAAAGAAGATGAAGAAGTTGAAGAAACTTACGAATCAGAAGATGTGGATGAAGAAGAAGATTTAGATGAAGAACTTGACTCATCAGAAATCGAGAACGATGATGAACTTTCTTTGGAAGAAATCATTGAAACTTTGAAAGAAATGTCTGAAGAGGAAGAAGAATCTAAAGAAGAAGTAAACGAAGAAGAAGTTGAAGAAGAAGAAGAATCAAAAGAGTTAGAAGAAGCATACGCTACTATCGAGTCTTTGAGAGGCACTATCAATGAGGTAAACTTGTTGAACGCTAAACTTCTTTACACTAACAAGTTGTTCAGAACATTCGACTTGAACGAAGGTCAGAAGATGAAAGTCATTGAAAACTTCGATAGAGCTGAATCTTTAAGAGAAGTAAAATTGGTATTCGCTACATTGGGTGAAAACTTAAATGTTGCAAGAAAACCTAAAAGAGTTGTTAAAGAATCGCTAGCGTCTAAACCTATGAAGTCATCTGCACCATCTAAAGAGATTATCTCTGAAGGTAATGTAGTTGCTGATAGATTTAAGAAACTAGCTGGCTTAATTAAATAATTAAAAAACTAAAAGAAAAGGATTAATAAGATGAATACAAATTCTCTATTAAACGAATCTGCTGGTTTCAACAAAAAAATGAGCGAAGAGGCTAAAGGCCTTGTAGCTAAGTGGGAAAAGACTGGTCTACTTGAAGGAATCGACGCTGATTTCGAAAGAGCATCTATCGCTACTTTGTTGGAAAACCAAGCAAAACAATTGGTATCTGAAGCATCAAGCACAGGTACTCAAGCAAACTCTGAAGAGTGGGCCGGTGTCGCTCTTCCATTAGTAAGACGTATCTTCAGCGAAATCGCTGCAAAAGAATTCGTCTCAGTACAACCAATGAACTTGCCATCTGGTCTTGTATTCTACTTGGACTTCAAGTATGGTACTGCTCAACCAGGTTTCGAAACTGGTGCTGGTAAAGATTCTCAAACTGACTCAGTATTCGGTATCACCGAAGTTGCTGGTGCTGCTTCTGAAGGTCTTTATGGTGCTGGTCGTTTCGGTTACACAATCAACGACGCATCATCTGCAACACTTTCTGCTCCAACATCTGCATCAGTAGACTTGGGTTCGGCTGCAGGTTTCGGTATCGTAAACTACGATTCAGCATTCTCTGCTTCAGCTGCAACTGCTGACACTAACCTTGCAACTGTAACAATTGCAACTTCATCTATCGCAGGCTTCGACTCAGAAGGTATTCGTGCATTTGAAATATCTGGTTCAGGTATCTCTAACTACTACCCTGCTTACACAGTATTGAGTGGTACAAACATCCGTTTCGTTGTAGAAGTTCCTGGTTCAATTGGTGCTAATTTCACTATCGTTAACGCAGTAGTTAAGTACCAAAAACAACCAACTGACATCACTCGTGGTGACTTCGAACAATCTAAAGCTGGTTTCGGTGCGGAGCCTGAAACTGATTTGGGTATTCCAGAATTGAACGTAGAGCT